TAAAGGGAAATTAGTGGCAGTTCAAGGAGCAATTAGGGTAGATAGATATGAAACTCAAGGTGGAGAGAAAAGAATCTTTACCAAAGTATCTGGGAGAAATATACAATTATTAGAAAAGCAAAAAAATGATCCAGAAAAATATAATGTATGTGCAGAATTTAAAGAAACAGTAGAAGACGATGATGTGCCATTTTAGGAGGTAGAAAAATGATAGATTACAATACAGCATTACAAGATAAGAAATTAAGAAAAAAATTTTTTACAAAAATAGCTCTAATAAGAATATTAAAAAATGGATATGGAGTTACAAGGGGAGGTTATGTGGTACCTAAGAAAGGTAAGCTTCCTGAATTTAGAAAAACATTAATAGATACCCTTACTGCAGTAGATGTATGCACAAATGAAACAGAAAAAGAAATTAATAAAATAATATTTTAGTCTTTAAATTTGGAGGTAGAATATGATAAGTAATGAAGAGAAAAGAAATACAGAAGAAATCTTGCATAGTTATAAGAAGATACCTAGTCAGATAAAGCAGTTTGATATTGATATAGAAAGTGTAAAACTAGATTGTATTTCTTATAATGGGATAGATTATTCTAAAGAAAAATTAAGCAAAACATATTCTGTGTCATCTGAAGTAGAAGATTTTATAGTAGAAAAAGAAAAACAAATTGAGTTCTTAGAAAATAATAAAAAAAAGCTAATAAACTTAAATAAAAAAATAGAGATAGCAATAAATAATTTCACATCAGAACAAAAAGTATTGTTTAAACTAAGGTATATTGAAAATGCCAATTGGCTTAGAATTATTACAGAAATGCATATATCAAAAGATACCTATTACAAAATGAAAGAGCAACTTATATTAAGTGCTGCACAAAGTATGAATCCAGTTAGGACATTAATGGAAATAGAAGAAATGTACAAGAAAGGATATTATTTAGAAAAAGATTGGAAATAATAAAAAGGAAAACATAAAGAAAGGATGAGGAAGAAGATGTCATTATAATATAGTATTATAATCATAGTGATACAAATAAAAAATTCTCCTTATAGTTATTATTAAAGAAAAGGGAAATCTATTAAGGTTTCTCTTTTTTATATTTTTAATTGGTATATATTGTAAAAAACATTTTCCTTTGATATTATTAAAATGATAATATTATTTAATGGAGGATTTAATATGGATTTTAATGAAATTAACAAAAAAATAGATGACTCAAAAATAAATTTTTATATGTGTACTAAAAATAAAAATGAATATGCTTGTTATAATAGAAAAATTAGTCAAGAGATAGAAAATTTTATAAAAAATACAATTAAAGATTGTCTTGATAGGTATTCAAAAATGAATATATTGACATATAACATAGTCGGATCTCTTGATAATACTTTAGAAAAAGATAGCACTGAGAATTATCCTGTTATAGATTCTTTTTTTAAAAAGATTTGTTTGCCGGGATTAATGGACGACTTAAAAAAAATAAAAATTAACTTTTATGTGTATGAGCTTATTATGGGGAAAGGAAAAAAGATATATTTCTTTAAGCAAAATAAAAATCTAAAAATTTTCAAAAGCGGGATGGTTGCAAAATTATTACTTAAAGATAGTTTAGAAAAAATAGATATAAATAATAGCATTGCTATAGAACCAGGTATTGATATAATAATATTTGATAAAGAGATTATTATAAAAAATCATTCAGCTTTTGAAAAAATATTTGGGTTATACGAAATTTTTAAAGAAGAGGCTGAAAAAATATTTGAAAATAAAAAACTTGAAGAAATAGTTGGGTTTGAAAAGTTAAAAGTAGATGTTTTGGATAATTTAAACTTTGTAAAGAGAATAGCAAAGCTGGAAAAAAAACAAAACAAGTTTTTATTTTTAGATAAACCAGAAAAAACAAAACAAGTAATAAAAGACTTTAAATTGGGAATAACATTTAATAAAGAAAATAAAATAATTTACGATAATAAATCTCAAGCTGCAGATTTTATAAATCTTATGCAGGATGCATACTACAAAACAATAATAGGAGAAGATAGAGGTACCGATGAAAGAAGGTGATTGTTTTGCTAAACAGGTTAGGAAAAATTTTAATGTTTCTCTCATCATATTCAATAGTCTTTATATTGGTTTGGCTTAATAATTTAAAAAAGTTTAGTTTTAAAGAAATTTTAAATACATTTAATCAAAATAGAATATTTTGGGTTATTTGCGCAGTAATATTTGTGTTATCGAATATATTTTTAGGGTTATGGATATATCTTGTAAAAAAAGATGCATCTACATCTACTAGACTATACAACTTTGAACATATTGAGAATAAGGATAGCGAAGTGCTAAACTATTTTATTACATATTTAATCCCAATAGTTTCATTAAAGGTTTGTTCTTTGCCATCAATAGTTATGAATTTAATAGTTATATTAATTATAGGAACTAACTTTATTAAGAACAATACTTTACATTTCAACCCAACATTGATACTATTTGGTTATCATGTTTATTCAGATAAAAATCGGAATATTATTTTGTCTAAAAAGAGCATAGACGAGATAATAAATGAAGATTTAAAAGGAGATCAAGTTGGGTGCGGAAGTAGAATTTTTTTCATACCATAAAAAAACTTGATAAATACCGAGTAATATGATAAACAAAAAGTATAAAATAAAAAAAGGAGGTGGGCAATAGGAGAAAAAAATGCATACCATCAATGAAAATAAAGATAGGTAATACATCAAAGAATAATTTTGAAGTATATGATAATCATGAAAAAATATTTGGATGTAATTCTGAAGTTTTTCTGTCACTAGAATACTTTTCAGATAATTATCTGGTTGGTATAACTTTTACTTCTAAGCAAGGTGGATATAATTTCAAATTATTCTCTTATTTTGAAGAATTGCTTAAAGAGAAAATGTTTTTAAAAAATATAGGCATAGATGATGAAACGTTTTATCATATGACTGAATTTATACCTCTAGGAGTGCCGCTATTATACCAGCAATAATCGAATTTTAAAAGAGCCTAGCAAGGCTCTTTTTTTGTGGGGAAATGGGTGATGTACCATGGGTTAACTTTAAAACAGAAAAAATTTGCTGATAAGTATATTATTAGTGGTAATGCTACTCAGTCGGCAATAAAATTTGTGAGTTTGAAAATGATATGGACAAGTTGATTGATGAGCAGATAGATTTAAAACGAGAAATCATATCCAAATTCGATAAAATGTCTAATTCAGACCACATCCAAATATTAGAAATGAAATATCTCAAGGGAAATAATTTGGTTGAGATAGCGGCAGAGATGGGATATAGCTATAGCCAAATAAAACGAAAGCACGGTTGGGCTTTGGAAGAATTTAAGCAGTTCATATAAAGAAGAGCCACAATGAGCCCCCTAAATGTGATATTATGGTATTGTGGAGTATGAAGGAAGAAAAATAAGGTTTTAATATAATTCCTTAGTGTTCTACTCACAAACACATTTTTATAGCCACGATTAGGTCTTTTTACAAAGCTAAATATGATTGTACGGGGATAGCGGCTTTTTTAAGTGAATTATATTGTTGAAATTTATAAATATTTATTAAAATTAAACACAATTGAATAATAGCAAAAAGAACTCCTTATGGGGGTTCTTTTTGTATTTTAAATAGGTATATATTGCGAAAAACACCGTGCAATGATATAATAAATAAGACGATAAATTAAAAAAGAAACGTTTTTAAATAATATAATTTAGTTAGGGGCGAGCAGCTATGACTTATGATGCATTAACAATAAGTAGGTATGTCGTGAAATATAGTGATGATAATTGTTATAATATATCCAATTTAAAATTACAAAAATTATTATATTTTATTCAGTGCCATTTTTTGATAAAAAGAGGAGAAATCTGTTTTAATGATAATATAGAAGCTTGGAATTTGGGTCCGGTTGTCCCGGCGGTATATAGAGAGTATAAAAAATTTGGAGCAGGTAATATACCGGGGGTATATGTGCAAAATAAAATGTTAAATGAATACATATTCGATAGTGATAAAAAGCTTATTGAAGAAGTTGTAAACCGTTTATCTAGCTATTCAGCTATTGATTTAGTAGAGATAACACACAACCAGTCACCATGGAAGAAGTCGTATTCAAAAAATTGTAATAGAATAATACAAATAAAATATATTGAGGAGTATTTTTGTAAATAATGCGCGAGGATATATTACTAAAAACTGATAAAGATAGGACTAAAGACATAACTAAGGAAATAGAAACAAATGAAGGTGATAACAATATAAACGTAAACTACATGAGGCGTATATGTAATAGTTTATTGATTGATGATTATCAGCCCCAAAATACTTTGGATATAATTAAAGAATACCTTGATTGTAGCAAAAATAGTATGAGGCTGATGTATTCAGAATTAAGCAATCAATTATTTTCCATATTTGAGGATGAAAAATCTGAATCGGATTATAACTTTAATATCAGCAAATTATATGAGTATGTAATGAAGAATGAAGTTACTTCAGATTCTTCGAAAATAGTTATAAAGATTTTCGATCATTCACTGTTAGTATCATATCAAATTGATGGAATAAAGGAAAGAGCTAATAAGATAGCTAAGAAGATGTTAGAAGATGAGTCAGAAAAAAATAAAAATATATTGATGAAAAGCATGAGAGAATCTGAAAAACAATACATAACAATACTAGGCATATTTGCATCGATAGTACTAGCCTTTACAGGGGGAGTAGCTTTTTCAACATCGGTTCTATCTAATATAGATAGGGCGTCCATATATAGGCTAGTATTTATAATATCACTATTAGGGTTTATATTGTTTAACACTATATGCGTAATGTTTGAATTTGTTAGAGAAATAAATGACAAAGAGATGGGACTTTCACTTAAAAATATATTCAAAAAACCTCTTTGGTTAATACCTAATGTGGTGCTTGCAAGTATTATGATTATTTCTACACTAGCATATTATCTTGGTAAGATGTAACATATGCGTATAAAGTATAATTTAAGATATATGAATAACGATGAAAATTAATTAATAAATAATAAAAATAGGGCTTCTAACTAGGGCCCTTTTTTAACGCAAAAAATATAAGTTGAGTAAAACGGACAAGAGTTAAGAAAGGTGGTGAGCCTGATGGCTAAATTAACAGAAAAACAACGTCGATTTGTCGAAGAATACCTAATTGATTTAAATGCCACTCAGGCAGCCATACGAGCAGGGTATTCGGTAAAAACAGCAGCCGTCATAGGTGCTGAAAACCTTATAAAACCTAATATTTCAAACGAAATTTCTAAAGCAATGGCCGAAAGGTCTAAGCGAACAGGAGTAACAGCAGATAGAGTTATAGAGGAGTTAGCTAAGATAGGGTTTATAAATATTAGTGATGTGGTTGATTTAAAAACTGGCAAAGTTTTAAGTGAAGCACAGAAAGAAGATTTGGCGTGTATACAATCTGTAAAAGTTAAGGAAACTGAATTCGGGAAAGATAGAGAAGTTAAATTTTATGATAAAAAATCAGCCTTAGAACTTTTAGGTAAACATTTAGGTCTATTTACAGACAAGATTGACATTAATGCTAACGTAAATACCGAAAAACTAGATGATGTAATAAGTCAGTTAGGTGGTGAGGGATTAGATGAGTAATCACATAATGCCTTTATCAGAAAAATATATTGATTTTTGTAATACTGTAACTGGCGTTGATGTAGATATATTAGAGGGGACTACAGCTAGTGGAAAGACTACTGTAGGTGCTGGCGTAAAGTTTATGCGTATGGTATCTAGGTCAGCTAAGAAATTGCATATAATAGCGGCTAAAACAACAGGTATTGCCGAAAAGAATATCATAAATGCAGATTTTGGAATATTGGACATACATCCAGGGGCAGTATATTATGGTAATGGTGATAAGTCAGATAAGATACCTCACATTAAGTTTGAGGGCAAGGTAATATATATTCTAGGTTATGACAACAAGGACAAGTGGAAGATGGCTCTAGGCGGTCAATATGGATGCGTGTATATTGATGAGTGTAACACAGCAGATATTGAATTTATGCGCGAGATATCGTCTAGAAATGATTATATGTTACTTACATTAAATCCAGATGACCCAAATCTACCAGTCTATGACGAGTTTATAAATAGATCTAGGCCATATAAGAAATATACCAAAGATGTACCGGTTGAAATTATGGAAGACTTAGAAAGGATTGAGCCAACTCCCAAGTGGCGGTATTGGTTCTTTACATTCAATGACAACTTAAGTCTTACACCTGAGGCAATTGAAAAGAAAAAAAGATCAGTACCAAAAGGCACTAAGTTATACAAGAATAAAATTTTAGGGCTTAGAGGTAGGGCAACTGGATTAGTATTTCCGAACTTTAGTAGACAAGTACATGTAAAGTCAGAAAGATGGCTTAGGAATAGGCTTGATGAAAAGTATTGTAGAGAATATAAGCTAAGGCCTTGGAAGTTTACACAGTTTACAGGAGCTTTAGATACAGCTTATTCGAGTGAAAGCCCAGATACATTTGCAATGTCTTTTCAGGGGATAACTGATACTGGAGTACTGATATATCTTGAAGAAGAAGTATACAACAATGCGAATATTGAAACACCATTGGCGCCAAGTGATATAGCGCCTCTTTTTTATGCCTTTTTAGAAAAGTGCAGAAAAAAATGGGGATTTAGTCCTGATAACTTTATCGATTCAGCAGATCAAGCAACAATTACAGAAATAAATAAATTCAGGAAGAGAAATCCAAAGGCATCTGTATATAGATTTACTAATGCCTGGAAAAAGATGACTATAATTGACCGTATTCATTTGATGTTAGGTTGGTTAAATAGTGATGATGGTAAAGAGCCATATTACCATGTATTAGACCATAATAAGCATCATATACGAGAAATGGAATCATATAGTTGGAAAGAAGATAAATACGAACCAGAGGACCGTAACGACCATACAATCAATAGTGGTCAATACGGATTTATACCATATAAATTCAAGATAGGAGAGAGGTGATAAAGTGATAAATATAATTAAACAAAATACTGATGTGCCGGTCAACCTAACTGAAAGAGTAAGCTTTAACAATAACTGCATAAAAAACCGAGTTTGGTACAGAGGTGATCCATCTGAACTAGAGGAGTTTTTTAAGTCTTCTATCAACTCAGACAGTGTAAGTAAGGCTAGATTTTGGGCTTCAGTGCCATCTAGTGGTATTATTAGGAAGTTTCATAGTGGCATATATGCAATTATTATAGATACAATTACAGACTTAGTATTAGGAGATTACCAGGGCTTACAGGTAGGAGACGAACAAGAGGGAAATAACCTAGTATTATCTACATGGGAAGATATAGCTAAAGACAATAATTTTGATAGTGAATTATTTAGGGACGCCATAACTGAAACATTAATTGTCGGAGATGGCGTTTTTAAGTTTTCCTATGATAAAGAAATTTCAGATTACCCAATAATTGAATTTGTTTCCGGGGAAGATTTGGAAATAATTTCTAAAAGAGGGAGGGTGAACGAGTACAGATTTTATAGTTATTACAAGAAAAATGATAAGAAATACAAGTTGATAGAGTCTTACAAGAAGGGGGCTATTGAGTACAAGTTAGTTGATGAGTATAACAAAGAAGTACCACTATCAACAATCGAAGAGATATCAGATTTAACTGATGTGTCTTGGTCTGATAAGTTTTTCTTGTGTGTACCACTTAGGTTTTATAAGTCACCTAAAGAAAAGAATAGAGGAATGGGCATACTTGATCGTAAGAGTGACAACATAGATGCCTTAGATGAAGTTATATCACAGTGGATAGAGGCAATGAGAGATGGAAAGGTTAAAACTTATATACCGGAGTCTCTTTTACCAAAGGACCCTGATACAGGTAGAGTTTTAACCCCTAGCTCATTTGATAATAAGTTTATTAAGACTGACACATCCATGAAAGAGGGGCAGATAGATAAGATAGAGCAGGTGCAAGCGACAATAAACTATGAAGCTTTTGTGAGTACATATGCTAGTATTCTAGATCTAATATTACAAGGTGTTGTATCTCCTAGCACTTTAGGTATTGATCTTAAAAAAACAGATAATGCTGAAGCACAAAGAGAAAAAGAAAAAACAACTTTAAAGACAAGAGGAAAGATTGTTGATACACTTATGGAAGTTATTCCGCAGGTTGTAAATACGGCTTTAATTACTCAACAAGTTATAGGTAATAATGGGCGAAATGTTATGGTACCTGAAAACGAAATATCATTACTATTTGGTGAATATGCGAGTCCATCTTTTGAAGATAGAGTAGAGACTGCATCAAAGGCCGCTACATCAAACATAATGAGTATAGAAAGGTTAGTAAACGAGTTATGGGGAGATAGCTTAACTCAAAAAGAAAAGGATGAGGAAGTAGAAAAGATTAAAATACTAAGAGGGATAAACGTCCTAGAAGAAGAGCCAGAGGAAATACATGACTTAGAAGGTGAATCAGATGAAGAAGAGCCGGAAGAGATTGAGGAATAATAATCGATCGTGGGACGGCATAAATAATATATTTCAGCAAATGGAAATTGACCTAATTGTTTCTATGAAGAAAAATCTAACTAGGCATGAAAAAGAAGAAATGAAACAGGGCTTTAAATTTGAGCAGTGGCAGGCTGCTAAGCTTAGAGATATGGAGAGATTTAGAGCAGAAAATCATGAAATTATAGGTTCATATGAACCTGAGATTGAGCAGATGATACAATCAGCATTAATAGATACATATGATAAGGGTGTAAAATTGGCTTCTGACAGTCTTATACAAGTACAACAATCAGCTCTTGATAATAATATTAGTGTTGCACTTCCTAACCACATACAACCAGTAGTAGAACCCCATAAACTGGTACCGAGTGAATCTGTCACTAAGGAAGAAGCAAAACAGGCATTAAAGGAATTTGAAATGTCAGGTAGAGTTAAGGAAGAAATATTTTTTAGGACGAATGACGACAAATTAAAAGCCTTAATAAGAGAAACTAAAAAGACTGTAGCAGATCCAACAAAGGCAATATTAAGATATCAGGATGACCAGTATAGGCGGGTAATTGCAAGAACGCAAATAGCCTTATCGAGTGGTAATCTGACACTTACACAGGCCATAGACCGAGCAACTGCTGATTATCTCAGAGCTGGTATAACTAATATTGAGTATAAAAACGGAAAAAGGGTTAATATAGCTGATTATGTTACCATGTGTTTAAGAACGGCTAACCATAAAGCTTTTTTGCATGGGCAAGGGGCTAAGAGGATGCAAATAGGCATAACAACAGTTCTAGTATCTCAACACTTAACCGCATGTCCTTTATGTGTACCGTGGCAAAATGAAATATTGATAGATGATATATTTAGTGGTGGTACACCTGATGATGGACCATATCAGCTACTAAGTGAAGCCGTGGCAGAAGGGTTGCTGCACGTTAACTGCCAGCATAATTTAAACACTTTTTACCCCGGCATCAGTACTAAGCCACCAAGCTTAGACCCTAGTAAAGTTGATGATGCTTACAAGGAAACTCAGAAACAAAGAAGACTAGAGAGGGCAATCAGAAGGCAAAAAAGAGTTGTTGCAGGAACAACAGATTTAACTAACTTTAACAACGAGAAAAGAAAACTTGAAGAACTAGAAAATAGATTGTTAAATGGTGATGCAAGTAAGACCAGAGTCAAGGATGTTGATATTAAAAAGACGAAAGATGACTTGATGCAAAAGGCTATAGATGATAGAATTGAAGAAACAAGGAGATATATAAAATCTGATAAGTGTATTAAAAAGATTCATGACGGTAAGCAAGGGAAACATATAGTAGGTCATAATAATTATGGTGGTAAAAGTTATTTAGCCGATGGAGTAGATCCGCAAAAGCTTGTCGATAAATACCAAGGAACCGGAGACTTAAAAATAACTAATCCAACTAAAAATTGGATTAAGAAAGAATTTGTGTTTGGTAAGGATATAATGGGTTTTGTTGTTGATGAGGTCTCTGGAAAAGTTACACCAACAAGATATTTTTCAATACACTACTCAAAGAAAGGTACACACATAGTACCTAGAAAGGAGCCAAGTAATGGTAAGTCTGGAGGAAATGAGAAAAGCCGAGGGGCATCGAATTAGTATTGTTTACACTAATGGTGAATCAGCAGAATATGATTGTTCATATTATATGCAATCTGAAGATGAAGATGAGGAAGCAGCTATTTTTATAGATGAACATTATATTGCTGAACAGCCAGATATTGAAAGTATTACAATTTTAGATTAGTGGGGGGTTTAATGGATAATTTTAAATACGTATATAGAATTTTGAAGATACTTGAAAAATCAATGGATTTAGAAGAGTTCGACCCTGAATTAATAGGATATAAAGAACTTGATATATCTAAGCCTAGGTGGTCAAGGATAATATCAATGTTAAAAGAACAAGGATATATACAGGGGATTGATGTATGGTATTCATTAGACAATGATTACCCGAGAGTAAAATTAATCAGACCAGAAATAACTTTAAAAGGCTTAGAGTATCTGAATGAAAACAGTATGATGAAAAAAGTGTATAACGCAGCTAGAGGAATAAAGGAATTAATATAAGCATCTTAACAGTAGACAGCAGTTAGGGTGCTTTTTTAGTGCAAAGAAAGAGAGGTAAAGGGATGGCACGAATAAGGATAAAAAACACTGGGGTAGAATTTGACATAACAGCGATTGGGACTGAAACAGCTAGAATATCTTATAATGAAAGTGTAAACTGTAATATTCCGGCATATTATATTCAAAACAAGGATATTACACCAGGATGTTATCAAGGAAACAATTACATATCCAAAGATGAACTCGACTATTGGTTAGATAATGGTGAAGCTGAGATAGTAAACAATAATTTCGATCCAATTTAAATTGG